GATGATGCACGCTCGTGTGCTGGCGAACGTCGAGTGTCGCGACGTGAAATCCGAACGTGTCGATCCGACGCAGTAAGCGCTGGATGTAGAAGTACCCGGCGTTCACGCCCTTGTTGGTGCGAAGGCTGTCCGCGATGAGCATGACGTCCGCGCGCAGCTGCGCGACGTTGGCGTAGCCGTTCGGCCGGCCGTCGTAGCTGTATTTCAGGCGCTCGCCGATCTGCGCGAGGAAGCTCGCCGCAAAGGCGCGACCGACCTGGAAAGCATCCGCCTGTCCCCTGACAAGGTCGCCGCGATCCAGAAAGAAGCCGCAGCATATGCCGAGCAGGCTGCCCAACTGCGAAACGTAGAGGATAGGCAGCAGCGAGCCGAAGCAGCGGCCGAAGATTTTTACGGCACCTTCAAGGAGTCGGCGATCGGCGCGATCACGGGCGCGAACTCATTCGGCGACGCCCTCGTAGCGCTTGGTAAGAAGCTCCAGGACCTTCTGCTAAATGCGGCTTTCGACAGCTTCCTGAAACCCGCGACTTCCAGTTCGTCCGGCGGTATCTTTGGCGGCCTATTCTCCGGCATAGGCAAGCTCCTCGGCTTCGACCAAGGTGGCTACACCGGTCCTGGCGGGCGTCTACAAGCAGCCGGCATTGTCCACCGCGGCGAATACGTAATGTCGAAGCGTGCGGTCGATCGCGTCGGTGCGGGCAATTTCGAGACAATCCATCGTATGGCTCTGAAAGGCTACGCTGATGGCGGCGCTGTCGGCCTCGGCAGGGCGCAGGCGCTCTCGATTCCGTCGATAGACGCGTCGCGTACCGTTGATCGGATGCAGGCTGGCGCGATGGAGATCCGCGTTGCCGTCGACGTCGGTGTCGATGAGAGCGGCAACCTGCAGCCGTTCGTCCGGTCGGTTGCCCGCGAGGAAAGTCACGGAGCGGTGACCCAATACGATCGGCACATGCCGGACCGCGTCCAGCAGATCAATCGCAATCCGCGTCGGCGATAGGGAAGGAAACACAAATGGCATTTTCAGGCGTCCGCATCGAATGTTACCGTGGGATGACCGTGCTCCGCGACAGTTGGTGGAGCTACCTCATGCCCGGCTTGCTAGAATGGTCGCAAAGCTTCGCTAGCCCGGCAGTTTCCGGGATCACAACGAAGACAGCGGTACGGGTCACGGCTGATGGCGATCCTGTCTTTCGCGTGCATAACGCAGAAGCGATATACGTCGCAATTGGCCGCAATCCAAATGCAGCTGACGATAGCAAGCGCTTGTATCTCAGTGCGGGCGGCTCAATCGTGCTTAAAGCGGAGCCGGGAGATAAACTGGCTTGGGTTGCGGCGTGAGAAGCCAGCATCACGACAAGATGCGCCGGCTCAATCAGCCGTGGCGGGCGTGGTACCAAACCAAAGAATGGCAATCGATTCGCGCCAGACAGCTGCACCAGGAGCCGAGCTGCCGACTGTGCTCGGAGGCAAGCGTCCGGACGCCCGCGACTGTTGTCGACCATATTGACCCCCATCGCGGCAACCGCTTCCGCTTCTTCGCTGGACCATTCCAGTCTCTGTGCAAGCAGTGCCATGACCGGGCGAAGCAGCAGAGTGAGAAGCTCGGATACTCAACGAAGATCGGATCGGATGGTTTGCCCTCCGATCCGCGACACCCTTTTTACCGCTAAGCGCGCCGGCTGCAGCGCGTGACGCCGCACGGTCCGGCGGATAGCGAAAGCTTCCCCTCGGCAGCCGAGGCTCTCCGGCCCCATTGGGCGAGGCACAGGAAGCAGACCGTACTCTTTCACTTCAAAGGAACAGATTATGACATCATTCGTGATTGCTCTCCCCGAGGCGGGCGAGCATGCCATCCTCACTTTCGACGTTCGCGACTTTGAGCTGCTCGAAGCTGAACTCGGCGAGGATTACGTCGCTCGTATCTTCGAAGGCCTTGACCGCCGCGCCATCACCACGCTTCGACGAGCCCTGACCGCAGGGTTGAAGGGCGGCGACGTCAATCAGGCGCTGAATGCACTCCCTCTCGACGAGCTCTGCATGCGCGTTGCAGACGCGTTCTATCTCCGGATTCATGGCCGCACTCTGTCCGACGACACCGGGAGGGCGGGTCAAAAGTCAGACTCCTGATCGGCCATAGACCGGTCCGGTGTCCCGTTCGCAGAATTAGTTTTGAATTTGAGGTGCCGGCATGGGCTTGCGCGGACCAGGCGCCGCGCGGCAGAAGCGCGCCGCTCAGCAGCTGACGGAAGCGAAGAAACGGCGGTTGCCGTGGAAAAAGAGTGGGCTCTCGAAAGCCGAACAGGTCATTGCCTTCCTGCAATGGCTGCCCATCACGAAGGGTCGGCTTCGCGGCAAGAAGATGAAACTGCTGCCATCACAGCGAGAATTCATCACCAACGTTTTCGCTACAGACCGCAAGGGCAGGCAAAAGGTCTCGCTAGCGATCCTGTCCGAGCCGAAGGGAAACGGAAAATCTGGTCTCATATCTGGCGTATGTCTGGCGGCTCTTCTTGGTCCGCTGTCTGAAGAGCGCGGCGCGGTATTTTCGGCTTCGATCGACCGCGGTAAGGCCGGCCTCATCTTCGACGAGATGAAGGCTGTCATCCTTCGCGTGCCGGAGTTCGCATCTCGATGCAACATCACGGATTTTCATAAGAAAATTCAGGTTCTGAGTGGTGATGGCTTTGACTCGACGTTCGAGGCCTTATCTGCCGATGCCAGCCGTTCGCAGGGTCTCAGCCCGACACTCTGGGCCTACGATGAAGCGGGCGAAGCGCCCGATGGTGAGTTGCTTTCGGTTCTGCTCGAATCCGAGGGCAAGCGCGACAGCACACTTGGCATCGTCCTTTCGACGCAAGCGGAGTCCGATGATCACCCGCTCTCGCGCCTAATCGACGACGCCGAGAGCAACAGCGACCCGTCGGTATACCTGCAGATTCACCGGGCGCCGATGGACGCAGATCCGTTCGCCGACGAAACTCTGAAAATGGCGAACCCAGCGTGGGGCGTGTTTCTTGATCTGGAAGCTCTCCGGAAGTCGCGTGATCGCGCTCGGCGCATACCTGCTTACGAGCCCGGATATCGTCGCCTCCGGCTCAACCAACGTATCGACTCGAGATCGGAAGACAGGCTGGTGACTGCGTCCGTCTGGAAGGAAAATGCGCAGCATGTCGACCGCCGCGCCCTGAGAGGAAAGCCTTGCTTCGGCGGGCTCGACCTCGCCAGCAAGCACGACCTGACCGCGCTGGTTCTTACGTTCCCGACAGGCGATCGCCCGGCCCACTACGATATCCTGCCGTTTTTCTGGACACCCGAGGGCCAGATGGAGAAGCGTACGCCGGCAGAACGCGAACGGTTTCGAGAATGGATCGGCCAGGGCTTCATGAAAATGGTGCCAGGGGACGTAGTTACCACGGCAGCGATTGCAGCCGATCTCGTCGCGCTCTGCGATGAGTTCAAAATTCAGACGATCAACTACGACCGCTGGCATATCGAGTTCCTGAAGCGCGATCTCGCGGAACTCGACGTGAAGCTGCCGATGGACTCCTTCGGGCAAGGCCACTCCAAGGCCATGGCACCGGCGGTCGAATTTCTCGCTGAGTGCGCCTTGACCGGTCGGCTTCGGCATGGCGGCCATCCTGTTCTTACTGCCTCGGTCGCCGGCGCGATCGTCACCCGCGATAAAGCGGGTAACCCAATGCTCGACAAGCCGAAGTCCAACAAGCGTGGCCCGGTGAGGATCGACGGTGCCGTCGCGCTGACTATGGCCCTGGGCGCCGCTAAAGGCTTCGAGCCTCCGCCTCCGAAACCCACGCTTTCCGGCATGCTTCGCGCGCCAATAATGGTGATTTGAATGAGTTTCAAGACATGGATCGGCCGCAAGTTCGGCCTGGCGAATGTGGAGCCGTGGACGGCCTTTTACGGCGGCTCCTCTGCAGCGGGAAAAGCGGTCACGGATCATACCGCATTGAACCTGGCGACGGTATGGGCATGCGTGCGCCTCAACTCGGAAGCCGTGGCGAGCCTGCCCCTTCAGTTGTTCGAAAAGGACGGCAAGGGCGGGCGAAATCCGGTGGATCATCCCCTCGGAGAAATCATCAGCGACTCACCGAATTCCGAACAGACCGCATTGGAGTTCTGGGGAGCAATCGCTGCTTGGATGCTTGTGCGAGGAAACGGTTATGCCGAGATCGATCGCACCGGCGGCCGCATCAACGCGCTGAACTTGCTACCGGCTGATCAGGTGGACGTGTCGCGCGATCAATACGATGAGCTACGCTACCGGTTCAGCGATCGCGGCAAGGCCTACGATCTACCTGCCGAGTCTGTTCTCCACGTTCGCGGCTTCGGCTTCGGAGGGGATCTCGGTCTCTCTGCTGTCCGTTTTGGCGTCCAGACGCTGGGCGCCGCCATTGCTGCGGACGAGACGGCGGCTAAGACATTTGCAAACGGCGCAATGCCGAGCGGCGTCTTGTCGACGGATCAGGAGATCGACGATGAGCAGCGGGAACAGCTCTCGAGTCTTCTGAAGCAGTATGCGGCGTCTACGAATGCCGGCAAGATCATGGTGCTCGAAAGCGGCCTTAAGTTTGAGAAGCTGTCGCTGGATCCGCAAGCGGTGCAGATGCTGGAGACTCGCCGCTTCAATACCGAGGAGATCGCGCGTTGGTTCGGCACGCCGCCCATTATCATCGGCCACGCCTCGCAAGGGCAAACGATGTGGGGCTCCGGCATCGAGCAGCTCATTCTCCAATGGCTTCTCACTGGTCTCAACCCGCTGCTGACGCGGATCGAAAAGCGCGTCCGGAAGCAGCTGCTGTCACCGGCCGACCGCCGTCGCCTTTACCCGGAATTCAACCGGGAAGGCCTGCTTCAGGCGGACAGCGCCGCGAAGATGACCTTCCTCTCCGGCGCCGTCCAGAATGCTCTT